CAAGAGCCTGACGGATTTTTTCTTTATCTACTGGCATTTTAAAGCCCTCCATAATACAAATGTTTTATTCTATTTATATTTATATAAACACTATGTTTTCTTTCAATCTTCTATCAGAGAATCCACCACCACCGTCCTCATCAACAAAACCCAACTCTTTATCTTTCTTCAATCCCTTTACGTTTTCTTGAATATCATCTTCCGACCATTTCAAGAAACGTTTCATTAAGAAATATTTAGAAATTTCTGTTCGATCTGCAAGTGCTTGATAGTTGTTGTACCGGCTCTCTAAGAAATTCTGTTCCATTTGTTCTTTGTAATTTGATGGTGAATTCAAACTGATTTTAATTTTCTTTTCATCAAGTTCATATAATTGTTTAAGACCTTTGAATTCGAGATGTAATAGAAACATTTTTGTCAGTTCTTTACAGAATTTATCCTGTTGTCTCTCTAAGAACTTAGCCCATTTGACTTCATCACGAGTGATCTCACCTGTTTGACTGCCGCCGAACATGATATCACCTGACCGTTTCTCCTCACCAGCTTGGACACGAGACATAGGATACTTCAATGAACGATACATCTTACGAGCGAAGTAGTAAATGTCATCGAGTTCTGCGAAACCAGATGCGTTGCCGCCGATGGAATCAATCTGCGAACCACGACCATCAGCAGACTGTGGCAGATAGAAGTTCTCTAACATCGAGAAGACTTCTGGTTCCATAGACAACTGTCCAGTTGCGGGGTCATAGGTTTGTTTCTTACTTAGTTTCTGTTTAATTTTCTCTGTATATTTAAGGGCTTTATCCCGAGGCATGTTTCCTGTGTCAATTCTAAACACAAGTCTCTCGGGTGCTCTGATCAATCTGTAAATTACGACTGAGGTTTCAAGAAGTTTTAATTGATTGTAAGGTATTTTGACTTTTTCAAGATAACCAAAAATCTCCATTTTGGTTTTGCCGTAAATACCGTAATTGATAAAACCAATCTGTTCGGGGTTAAATATAATAACATTAGGGTCTTTCTGTGCTTCTTCCAGACTCTTAGGTCTTGCCATAGTACCACTGACCTTTAAATATTGGAAGAAAAACATAATCTTGCCAGTGGTCGGATCATATATATAGTCAACTGTCTCAGAAGGCAATTTCTTTATATTGACAACACCCTTTTTCATATTATTTCTGTTTATAACACGTTCATAGAATACACGTCCATCGATATAATATGATCTGACCATATCCCATAATCTTTCTGGGAAGTCCTCGATCTGACTATTAAATAGGTTGTCGAATTCCTTTTCAAGATTATCAACTATGTTTACGTTTTCAGCTGTCTTAGAATCAATGATGTTAAGATGTATCAATCTGCCTTCAAGATCGGTCTGTGTTGATTCGTTTGTGGCATCTTCAATAACATCGGCGATCTCAGCATAGTTAGCCATATCACGATATTCAAGTATCTTATCTCGTTCGTTTTCAAACCATTTGTTAATATATTTTGAATAGAACGAGTTGAAGGTGCCGAGTACCAGTTTGTCTGCGCCCGGTATGTTCTGAACGTGTTCCCAGCCTTCACCACGTTCAGCATCTATCGTCTTTTTTGACGTACTGTGATCACCTTTGTTTATAAAGGCGGGAATCGATTCATCGATCTGTTTGTTGATCTCTAATTCCTCGTCTTGACGATTGATATTAAATCCAAATATTTTCATTTATTACCCCTATACTATTTATAAAAATTATTCGTCTTTCACACTAAATGGTACACTACTGTATAAATTCTATTTTTATAATTTAGTTTCCCTATTCTGGTTGTTTCATGGATATCTGTCCATCACAGGCAGCCATGAGTTTCATGTGCAGACCTGCCATATTATTAGAGGTAACTTTATTACCACTCTCTTCCTTAGTAAACTCCTGCATTAAAACATTAATTACCTTCTTAACTTCTTCCATGTCGATTGCCGGTTCTTGTACGATTTCTTTTTTGTCACTCATTTGTAAATCCCTCTTTAAGGTTTGATTTTAGTTGGGGGTCCAAAGACCCCTGATTATTTAGCTGTCCATCCAGTATTACCAGTACCTGACGTTTTAACATACAGTGTGGTGCTTGTACTGCCGTTCGTCCGAAGATATATTGAACCAACCACGGCTGTGACAACACCTTCTGGTGTGTTTGCACCAGATAATATCCGTACACTGGTTTGGGAAAGGGTTATGCCATAAAATCCATTGGCATATCCAGTATTGATTGCCTTTTGACCATTATAGAAAAGATCAACTGCTCCAGCAGGATTACACTCTAACATCTTTATTAAACCACCACTATAATATTGTATGCTGGCAGTTCCAGCAGCGATAGTCAGCCGAAGCGTTGAACCATCGTTGCTAAGTGATCCCCCTGAAGACGCGGTAAAAGTTGTGGCAGTTATCTCACCAGTCACCGTTGCTCCGGTGTTTGTGGTCACAAATTTCTCACTGCCAGCGTAACTTAAAGATACAGATGATTGAGGATAAGCGACGATCATGTTTTTTGCTACAGACCCAGTGAATCCCCGAATCAAAACATATTTATCATTCACACGGTTTATTAATTTTACATTGCCGTCAGTTCCATCATCACCTATAAAAAAATCCATGGAACTTGCAGCTGAACTATAAATATCTATACCATTAGCGTTTGTTGCCAAAACAGCCTTATTAGAATGGAAAAAACTCATTCTACCGCCAGCATACTGCATTATGTTATGGTTTGTTCCCAGATATGAACCTTGCCATACAATTTGTGACGTTTTCGTGGCATGGGTAACGTCTGCCCACCTTATAAATTTATAGGCAGCATTCTGTAATGCAGTCGTGGAAGTTGATAATTGCCAGGCTTCACCAATATAATTAGTTGCAGCAAAGGCAGCATTATTCTTATGAACGACATCATACACAGTACCAGCAGTGTTTGAGTAAATCTCTACACCATCGGGTTTGGTTGCAAACATTTTGACACCGTTATAGTAAAGTTCCACTGCGGTGCTGGGACGGCAAAGTATCATGTTAACAGCACCTGCCAGCAAGCTGAGACCCTGCAAAGCCACGGTGCCATTCAATACCTCATTCGTTATTCTTAAATTGGCACCGGCTGCACTCGACAAAGTTATCTTTGAAGTGTTAGCTCCACCGTGGAATATAAAACCGTATCGATCCGTATCACCAAAGTATGTCTCTACTATTTGACCCCCATCGTAATAAAGACTAACTGCTCCGTCGGGGTTTCCTACAAGAATAGGAGATTCGGCAGCTCCGGTGTCTGTACCAGTCAAATTTATTAAACCAGTAGCAATAGAATTTACTAAAGATATGTTTGTTCCGCTGTGCCATAGGTATCCCTCCGCCCCTGTTGTTGGACCCCACTGCATCTGGTTTCCGATAACCGTTGTTCCATCAGACTTTGTCTTAAGTCTAACGATATTATTAAAGTAAATGTCAGTTCCGCCACCGGAACCGGTAAGCTTCATATGAGTTTGTACGTCACCACCAACACCTGTTGTCCGAAGGTGCATATCATTTGGGTCTGTTCTTGGGTAGGTAAAAGCATCCAGGTAGAATACCATGTTGTTGGATCGTAGAAAGGCCCAGTTGTCTGCTGTGCTAACTGCCCACATACACTCGGTGCCATCATGGGTTCCTATGTAAAATCCCATGTTGTTACCTACGCCACCGGAGGCTTCAAAAAGTGTTGAGAAGACTTTGTTATTAGCAAAGTAAAGTTCGACTGATCCGTCGGGGTCACCTGAAAATAAGGTGCTTTGTCCTGTACCTGTCTTTTCTGCAGTGAGAATGACGAGGCCGTCTGCATCGTTATTTGTGATATAAAGATCATCAGTTGTAAAACCGATAGTGGCAGCCGTAGCCGATCCGTCACCTATGGAAATGCCGGTTGCCGTAGTTTCAAATTTCTTGCTATTGTCATAGTAAAGTTCGACAGCTCCAGTACTAATAAATTTTGCAAGAGTGTTTGATCCCAAGAGTGAAAAAACTATCTGCCCACTTTGAAGATTAAAGTTT